CCACGCTCAGTTCCACTAGCCTGTCAGTCACGAACACGATTAGCGGCTCGATTAACGGCAATGCGGCCACCGCGACTTATGCGACCACCGCAGGGTCAGCAACTACGGCAGGGTCGGCCACTACCGCTACAACGGCCACAAACCTTGCAGGCGGCGCAGCAGGGTCTATTCCCTATCAGACAAGCGCAGGGTCAACGACATTCCTTGGAACGGGCACAGGCGTACTTGTAGGTGGGGTAACGCCAAGCTATTCCACGACACCGACGCTGACCGGCACAAACATTACCGGTATCCCCAATGGCGGCCTGCTTAACTCAAGCCTGACCATTGGCAGCACGTCAATTGCGCTTGGCGCTACGGCATCCACGCTGACCGCAGTCACCCTAGCTAACCCAACCGTCAGCAATTACGGCGTGTTTACATCAACGTCTGCGCCAAGCTATGCGGAAGGTCGGGTTTGGTATGACTCCACGCAAAAAGCGCTGTCTTACTTTAATGACGTAACGAACAACACAATCCACGTCGGCCAAGAGACTCAACTAAAGGTTTACAACAACACCGGAAGCACAATTTCCCGTGGCGCACCGGTCTACATTACGTCAACTTCTAGCGGATTTACCTATCCTTTGGTGGCATTGGCAAAAGCAGATACGCAAACCACAGGAAACGCTATCGGATTGGCAAATCAGGACATTCCTAGCGCGACAGCCGGTTATGTGGTCATTGCCGGTCTAATCAATGGTTTGAGCATTGGCTCCATGACGGTCGGGGATACGGTTTATGTAAGCCCGTACTCTGCTGGTCAGCTAATGAACACCTACCCGCCGACGGGGTATCCCGTTAAGATTGGTGTTGTTGCATATGCCAACAGCCCCAATGGGGCGATTTACGTTAGCCAATCCAATTCTTATGTCTTGGCTGGTAGCGTGGTAGGAACACTTGCAATTGCAAACGGGGGCACAAATGCTACAACAACTCCGACTGCGGGCGCGGTGGCGTACGGCACGGGTACGGCTTATGCGTTTACTGCGGCAGGCACTTCTGGGCAAGTCTTAACCTCGGCTGGCTCGGGCACTCCGACATGGTCTACGGCATCGGCATCCATAACGGTAACGGACGATACGACAACCGCGTCGGTGCGTTATCCATTGTTTGCAAACCAAACCAGCGGCACAATTTCCACGGAATACACCAGTTCCACTAAACTGCAATACACGCCTAGCACCGGACTATTGGCTGCCACCACGTTTAGCGGTTCGGGCGCATCTTTGACCAACATCCCTAATGCGGCGCTGACCAATTCGTCCATCACCATCGGCTCGACTGCGGTCAGCTTGGGCGGTACGGTCACCACAATTGCGGGGCTAACCTCGGTCACCAGCACGACATTTGTTGGAGCGCTGACCGGCAACGCAAGCACCGCAATATCGGCGACTACGGCTACAAACGCCACAAACACGGCGATTACTGACGACACAACGACAGCAACGTCTGTTTATCCAACTTGGGTAACGACAACCACCGGCAATTTGCCACAAAAAACAGCATCAACTAAGCTAAGTTTTGTACCTAGCACGGGCGTTTTGAGTGCAACATCGTTTGCGGGTGCTGGCACAGGATTGACCGGCACGGCTTCTAGCCTTTCCATTGGTGGTAATGCAGCAAACGTAACGGGAACGGTCGCTGTTGCTAATGGCGGCACGGGGCTTACAACCACGCCAGCCAATGGCGCATTGGACATTGGAGATGGCACAGGGTTTACCCGTACCACATTGACTGCTGGTTCTGGGATTAGCATTACTAATGCAAGCGGAGCAATTACGATTGCCGCATCTGGCGGTGGAACTCAAACATCTATCGCTAATGGAACATCCAATGTTTCAATAGCATCATCTAATGGCGCGGTAACTGTTGCAACTAATGGAAGCACGGCAGTTACTGTAGACACCAGCCAAAATGTCACGTTAAACAGTACAGGTGCATTGACATTGCCTGTTGGCACTACAGCACAACAACCTACTGCTGCAACTGGGATGATTCGTTTTAACAGCACAAAAACAGCGGTTGAAGAATACAACGGAACATATTGGGCGTCACTTTTAACCGGATATACAGTTAATTATTTAGTTGTAGCTGGCGGTGGCGGCGCAGGAATAGCAAGCGGCGGTGGCGGTGCAGGCGGTATGTTGACTGGAAATGCATTAACCTTAGCTGTTGGAACAGCATATGCGGTTACTGTTGGAGCCGGTGGAACTGGAAGTATTACTGTAGGAACAAGTGGCAATAATTCCGTTTTTGCCGGCATTACGGCAATAGCTGGTGGTGCTAGTGGTTCAAGCGCATCCGCTGGTACGGCTGGCGGTTCAGGCGGTGGTGGAGGTGCTGGCGCGCCTGGTTTTGCCGGTGGCGCAGGAACGGCTGGTCAAGGAAATGCCGGTGGCGCAAGTTTTGGCAGCGCTAATTTTGGTACTGGCGGTGGCGGTGGTGCTGGTGCAGTTGGTACTGCTGGAACAAGCAGCACATCTGGCGCAGGCGGGGTTGGTCTTACGTCATCTATTTCCGGTTCTTCTGTTTACTACGCAGGTGGCGGCGGCGCAGGTGGAATTAACGGAACTACAAATGGCGCTGGCGGTACAGGCGGCGGTGGTACTGGCGGTGTATTTGGCGGCGCAAATGGAGTTTCCGGAACAGCAAATACTGGCGGTGGCGGTGGCGGTGGTGCTAACAGCGGAGGCACAACGGGAGGCAATGGCGGCTCAGGCGTTGTCATCATTAGCTACGCTGGCTCTCAACGTGGTACAGGTGGCACGGTAACATCTTCTGGTGGAAACACAATTCACACCTTTACATCTAGCGGCACATATACGGCTTAAAAACATGGCACATTTTGCAAAAGTAACAGACGGCAAAGTGGTTCAAGTCATTGTGGCTGAACCTGAGTTTTTTCAAACATTTGTGGACACAAGCCCTGGCGAATGGATTCAAACTAGCTACAACACCCATGGTGGCGTTCATGCAAATGGCGGTACTCCACTGCGTAAAAATTACGCAGGTATTGGATATACCTATGACCGTAACCGTGACGCTTTTATTCCACCCAAGCCCTACGCAAGCTGGACGCTGAACGAAGACACTTGCCTATGGGATGCTCCAACTGCTATGCCTCTTGACGGGCATTACACTTGGGACGAAGCATCTTTGTCTTGGATAAAACAAGAGCAGTAATAAAAAGGTATAAATTATGTCTACTTTAGTTTTTCAATCGCCCGCTGGTGGCCAAATAAATTTAAATGGCCCTAGCACTGCGTCCACATTTGATATTGCTGTGCCCGCTACTACGGGAACAATGGTCACCACCGGCGATACGGGGACTGTATCAAGCACAATGCTTGCATCAAGCATTTACACCGCACCAGGAACAATCGGGTCGGTAACTGCCAACAGCGGGGCATTTACAACATTAAGCGCATCTAGCACCGTTTCAGGCGCTGGTTTTACATCATATTTTGCAAATCCACCGGCAATTGGCGGCAGCACTCCTGCTGCGGGTAAATTTTCTACTTTAACAAATACAGCATTAACATCAGGCCGAGTTGTATATTCAACGACAGGAGGTCTTGAAACTGATTCTGCTAATTTATTGTTTGATGGAACAACTCTTACCGCAAATTCAATTACTTCAGCATCTGCTACTGCATTAACATTAAAAAGCGCGGGGACAACAGGAGTTATTTTAGATACAAATCAAAATTTTCAACTTAACTCTGGGTATGGGTCTGTTTCAACGGTGTATGGTTGCCGAGCATGGGCAACATTTAATGGAAATACATCACCAGCAACAATCAATGCTTCTGGAGGCATTACATCAATTACAAAAAACAGCACGGGTAATTACACAGTAAATTTTTCTTTTACATTCCCAGATGCTAACTATGCGGCATATTTTGGTATAGCTGGTGGTGGCGGCGCGGGTAATGCCTCTTTTGTTGGAGCCGTGGTTACTACTACTCAATATGGTGCGCCCACAAACAAAACAACAACAGTTTGCCAGATTCAAACAAATGATTACACCGCAAGCCCCAGAGACTTTACTCAGGCATATGTTGCATTTATTAGATAAGGAAAATTATGAATCAAGTTATTATTTATCCAAACGATAATGGTAGCGTAGCTTTGGTAATTCCTGCGCTAGAATGTGGGTTAACAATTGAAGAAATTGCCAATAAAGATGTTCCAATGGGCAAACCTTATAAAATTGTTAATTATTCTGATTTGCCAAAAGACCATACATTTTTTGACGCATGGGAGTATCAGGCATGATTACTATCAATTTTGAAAAAGCCAAAAATCTGACAAAAATTCGTTTGCGGGCAGAACGTGAGCCATTGCTTGCGGCGCAAGATGTAGCGTTTCAACGTGCATTAGAAATTAACGCAGACACTTCATCCATTATTTCTGAAAAACAAAGATTGCGTGATATTACTAAATTGGTTGATATTGCGACAAATCTTGATGAATTAAAAGCTATCAAATTATAATTTTTAAATTAAATAAAATGGCAAATTTTACATGGAACATTCTTGATATTTCTGCTATAGATGGGCTAATTACTCATGCGAAATACCATGTGACAGCCCAAGTAGACAATGAATCAGTAGAGACTGAAGGCAACTGGTACTTTAACGAACCAACCTTAAAAACGCCTTTTGTGGATGTGACCGAGGCAATGGTTGCGGGCTGGATTGAAGCTGAGTCTTACAAAGACGGGATAAATGTTATAAAATCGGCGTTAGAGGAACAACTGGCGCGTAAGTCGAATTCTGTTGTGCCTCCTTGGAAACCGCAAGTGTTTACCCTGGAGCAGACATGACAGCCCCGATTGACATCATTTCTCGCGCACTTAAGGACATTGGCGCTTTAGAGGCCGGTGAAACGCCTACGCCCGATGCGGCGCAAGATGCGTTTGAAATGTTGAACGACCTCATTGACCAATGGTCTAACGAGGACATGATGACGTTCTACAAGACGGAAATCATCTTCCCCGTTACGTCAGGTCAAACCCAATACACCATTGGCCCAGGCGGTCAGGTTGGCGCAGTCTTTACCGGCTCAATATCAGGGACAACCCTAACGGTCACGGCCATCACGTCAGGCGCAATCGCATTAGGGCAAACCCTAACTGGCACGGGAATTACGGACGGAACTAAGATTTTGGCGTTTCAAACCGGCGCGGGTGGAAACATCAATGAAGCTGGAACGTACACGCTCAACATCTCGCAGAATGTATCGTCCACCACAATCAATGCCTATTATCAGCGTCCTTTGGTCATCAATTCGGCGTTTGTGCGAATTAACACCACATCCAACGGTCAGCCTATAACCAATGGCGGCCTTGATTATCCGGTTGCGGTGTTGAATGTTGAAGAGTACGAAATGATTGGCTTGAAGACGCTTAACGGCCCGTGGCCCAAGGCGCTTTACTACCAGCCGACTGAAACGCTTGGCAATCTTTTCCTATGGCCAAATC